TACTATACATGAACGAAAACTATTTCATGGGCCTCGATGGCTTTGTATGGTTTACTGGTGTTGTAGAAAATCGTAATGACCCTGCAAAACTTGGTAGAGTGCAAGTCCGTTGTTTAGGATACCACACAGAAGATTTAAACGATATACCATCGGCAGACTTGCCATGGGCACATGTCATGCATCCAGTCACCGACCCATCCATGCAAGGTATGGGAAACACACCTAGTTTTTTAACAGAAGGTTCATGGGTAATCGGATTCTTTAGAGATGCTAACGAAAGACAACAACCACTCATTATCGGTTCTTTACCAGGCGTTCCACAATCAGAAGCAGATATCACAAAAGGTTTTAATGACCCAGAAGGCGAATACCCAACTCAATCCATTATGCATTCAGGTCATGGTTTAAATGAATCCGATGTATCAAGACTTGCAAGAGGCAAAGAAGATGCCGAAACTCATAAGTCACTTATCAATCGTAGAGAGATACAATTTAAAGATATACCCACAGCAACTAAGCCACATGTTTCGACAGTATCTACTACAAGTAAAGAAGAAACGGCAGGAAGTTTTAATGAACCTAGTCCACGAGGAACAACTACTACAGGTGTCTATCCTTTCAATCATGTACACGAATCAGAGTCAGGTCATATAAAAGAAGTAGATGATACACCAGAAGGCGAAAGATTACATACACAACACACCTCTGGAACTTACGAAGAAATAATTGCCGATGGCACAAAAACAGTTAAGGTTGTTGGTGATAACTATGAACTGATTGCTGGTGGTTCTAATATCTATGTAAGAGGTAATATTAATTTAACTTGTAGCGGAACTAAAAGAGAATTGATAGAGGGAGATTATATACTAGAGGTTGGTGGTGACTTCACAAGAAAGATTGGTGGGTCAGAACAAGTGAAGATTGGTGCTGGAGAATCTGGTGGTAATCTAGAAGAAGAAATAAAAGGTAATCATGGATTTAATATTGCCAATTCAGTATCAGGTGCCGTTGGTACAACTGAAAAAGGAACAGCAAAAGATTTTGATATTACTATTGGTGGTAAAGAAACTAGAACGATTGGTGGAACTTTAGATATTACTACAGCTGATAGTTATACTTTAGTATCATCAAAAGATATTGGTTTCATTGCATCGAATAATATTTCTATGTTTAGTGTTGCAAGTACATCTATATCTTCTGGTACAACCATGACAGTTAAGGCTGCAACAAATCTAGATATTAAATCAGAGGCAGTAGGAACAATGACATTCATTGGTGATTCAAGTGCGATTAGCTTTACAGGTTCATCAGGCACTATAAATCTTTCTGGTAGTGGAAGTACAATTACTACTACACAAGAAGTTACTGCTAATACTATTGCACTTACAACTCATACACATACTGATACAGAAGGTCTTGCTGCTAACATAACATCGGCACCTAATGCATAGGAGAAAACAATGGCAGATATAAAAATTGATGGAACAGATTCTACTAAGATAAATCTTGATGAAGATGATTCAAATGATTTAGTATTAAATCTAACAGGTGGTGATAAAGGTTTACGATTACATGTGTTAGAAACAATTTATCCAGTAGGTTCTATTTACACCAATGCTGGTGTTGCAACAAATCCAGGCACACTATTAGGTTTTGGAACATGGACAGCATTTGGAGATGGTAGAGTTATAGTAGGTGTTGATTCAACTGATACTGATTTTGATGCAGTACGAGAAACAGGTGGTGCTAAAACACACACATTAACAGTTGCTCAATTACCATCACATACTCACCCCATTCAAGTTTTTAATGAATCAGGTAGCCCTGATGGTGATGTCGGTGGAGATTCATCTAGTAGTAGTTTAGGTACAACTAATACTCAAGCAACTGGTGGTGGTGCAGCTCACAATAACTTACAACCATACATCACAGCATATATGTGGAGAAGAACAGCGTAATGGCAGATTTTACAACAGCAGATTTAGAGGGAGCAAATGAGTTATTAAATAAAACTCTTACAGATGCTCTTGCACTTAAAGACCAACTGGTTGCTTCACATGGAGCAGATGCTACATCATTATTAAATTCATTACAATCAAAGGTTGCAGATTTAGAATCATCATTATCGAATATGATACCAGAGCTACCTACTGTTCCTAATGTAAACATGCAAGGAGAATTTGCTACACTTGTAAATTTTGATACATCTACACCACAAGGACTTGAACAATATAAATCACAAGTTACAAATATAACTTCACAGTTTGGTACAGCAATGACAGACAAAGGATTAGATATTGATTCTCTTGCTTCAAAAATACAAGAGGGTGGAGATGTTGGTGACTTACTTCCAAACTTACAATTACCAGATGGCGAAACACTTCCTATTGAATTACCAGCTAATATTAGTTTAGCATCTAAAGAAGCTGCGTTAGAATCAATAAGTAAAACTTCTAAAGATACAGTAACATTAACAACTAAAGAAGTAGAAGTAATTACAAATGAAGTGTCTGGGATGACATTGGTTACAACCACTTCTAAAGAAACCACAACAACAAGTCCTAAAACTGTTACAGATACATCAACTGGAAAATTAATAAAGGTAGGTGATTCTGTATCTACAGATGTTCCACCATCAATACTAGCAACAAGAAAGAAAAATTTAGAGGAAGATATTAAGAAAAGGACACTCATACCAGGCACATATATAGACACAGATGGTATAGAAAAAACATTACAAACTATGATAGATAATAAAATTTACTACCTTGAAGATAGAGTAAATGGTCTAACTAAAATGAAATCTGGTGGAGAGTTTAAAACTAGATATCTTGGTAAAAGTAAAACACTAAGATATTTTCAAAGTGATACCTATGATAAGGATATTAAAGATGGCATTGATGAGGAACAAGCTTTCCTAAATGCAAGAGATATGGGTGATTGGAATTGGAAACTAGATGACAGTGATGATGAATATGAAATCTATGATGCAAGATATAAAAAACTTCGATTAACTTAATATATTAACTTAATCCCTTATAAATAATAATTAAATAACTAAGGATTTCCAATGTCAGCTTACAAAGATGCACAATCTCAGAATGATATCAGTCGTAATACTAGACAGTATTCTGATTTAGATTTATTCTTTGGTAAAAGAGTTGTAGGTTCTGATGTCAATAAAGTAACTGATATTCAAGCAGTTAAGAGGTCATTAAGGAATTTAATTAATTTAAATGCTTTTGAGAAACCATTCCACCCAGAAATATCTGGTGGAGTTCGTGAGATGTTATTTGAAAATATGACACCAATGGTCGCTGCCGTATTGGCAAGAAAGATAGAAGATGTTATAGAGAATTTTGAACCAAGATGTCGTTTAGTTTCAGTTAGAGCTTTACCAGACTTCGATAGAAATATTTACAATGTTAATATAGAGTTTTATGTAACTAATGCACCCACAGAATTAGTAGACTTATCAGTTATGTTAGAGAGATTAAGATAATGGCAACAAACGATAAAAGATTAAGAGTAACCGAATTAGATTTTGATGCGATAAAATCAAATCTAAAAACATATTTAAAAGCACAAAACGAATTTAAAGATTATGACTTTGAAGGTTCTGGTATGAGTGTTCTATTAGATACTCTTGCATACAATACACATTATCTAGGATTCAATGCTAACATGTTGGCAAATGAAATGTTCTTAGACAGTGCATCGCTTCGTTCAAGTGTAGTATCCCATGCTAAGACATTAGGATATGAAACAACATCTGTAAGAGCACCCTATGCTACAATCAATGTAAGTTTATCTACAACTGCAAATACAAAAACAATGTCAGCAGGCACAGCATTTACAACATCTATTGATGGAACAAGTTATCAGTTTGTTACGATTGCAGATGTAACTTCAAGTAACACAGGTAATGCTATTCCTTTTGATAGTGTAAATGTTTATGAAGGCACTTATGTCACAACAAGATATACTGTAGATTCTTCTGATGTAGACCAAAGATTTTTAGTAAACAATCCTAATGCTGATACATCTACTTTAACAGTTAAAATACAAACATCAGCATCTGATACAACAACTACAACTTATACTAAAGCAACAGACATAACTCAACTCACTTCAAACAGTACTGTTTATTATTTACAAGAAACTGATAGTGGTAAGTATGAAGTTTACTTTGGTGATGGTATAGTTAGTAAATCTTTGGCAGATGGTAATATTGTTATATTGCAATATGTGGTTACAAATAAAACTGAAGCAAATGGAGCTTTATCTTTTAGTTCACCAACAAGTATTGATAGTGTTACAAGTATTACAGTTACAACTGTTGCAAGTGCGACAGGTGGTTCTGAGGCAGAGAGTATAGATTCAATTAAATTACAAGCACCATTAGATTACGCAGCTCAAGGAAGATGTGTAACAGTAGATGATTACAAAACTTATACTAAAAAATTATTTGCAAACACTCAAGCAGTTTCAGTTTGGGGTGGAGAAGATGGTAGTTATGATACAAGTACAGGAGTATCATCTAATCCAGAATACGGCAAAGTTTTTATTTCAATTAAATCTACTACAGGTGAAAATTTAACAACAGTACAAAAGAGTAACTTGGTTGCAGCATTTGCTCCATTCAAAGTTGCTTCAATTACACCAGTGGTTGTAGACCCAGAAACAACTTATTTAATTTTAAATGTTTCATTTAATTATGATTCAACATCAACAACATCTACTAAAAATGAGTTAGCAAGTTTAATTGGAACAACTATTTCTAATTACAATTCAAATAACTTACAACAATTTAACACTTCGTTTAGACATTCTAAACTTACAGGATTAATTGATGATACAGATTCATCTATACTAAACAACACGACTACAGTTACTATGGGTAAATTCTTTACGCCTGTTTCTACAAATTTATCATACACAATTAATTTTAATAATGCATTTTATAATCCCTACACTGGCTATAATTCACCAGTGATTGCTTCAACAGGATTCTATTTAGATAACAGTACAGAAACAGAATACTTTTTTGATGATGATGGTTCTGGTAATTTAAGAATTTATTCTTTATCAACTGGACAAGTAAGAACATATTTAAATAGTTCGGCAGGAACAGTAGATTATGTTAATGGAACAATTAGTACAATATCATTATTAATTTCTGCCGTATCAGATGTAGATGGTGCATCATCAACAAAAATTCGCATAACATCAATTCCACAATCAAATGATATTATACCAGTAAGAAACCAAATACTAGAAATAGATTTAGTTAATACAATAACAGGTGGAAGTGTTGATGCACAAGCAACTACAGGTGTGGGATATACTGTTACATCAACAGGTACAACATCAACTACAACTGTAACCACGCCTTCATCTACACCAACAAGTTCGGCGTACTAGATGAATGGCAAAGAATGATTCAAAATTAGTAACAAAATTATCACCTCTCATTGAGGGGCAGGTGCCTGATTTTGTTCAATCAGACCATCCACAATTTGTAAACTTTCTTAAATCATATTACCAATACCTAGAGGCAGGTAGGATTACCTACACTGGTGAGATAGAATTTTTAAGACAACAAACAAACACATTAGAATTTATTTTACAAGAAGATGGTAACAGAATTGTTACAGAAAAAGGAACAGGCACAACAGGATTATTCGTAAACGGCGAAACGATTACAGGTTCAACATCTAAAGCAACTGCAACAGTATTAGTAGAAGATGGTCGAAACAAATATCTTTACATATCTTCTCAACAAAAATTTATTACAGGTGAAACTTTTACTGGTGGAACATCTGGCGCAACTGGAGTTATGTCAGAGTATCGTGCTAACCCAGTACAAAATATTCAACAACTTTTAGAGTATGCCAATGTAGATAATACTATCTATGATTTCTTAGATAACATGCGTGACCAGTTCATGACTTCTATTCCTGAAACATTAGCAACAGGAGTATCTAAAAGAAATTTAATAAAAAATATTAAAGACTTATATGGAGCTAAAGGAACAGCAAAGGGTCACGAATTATTCTTCAAAGCATTCTTAGGAGAAACGCCAGAAATTATTTATCCAACAGAAAGGATGATGAGAAGTTCAGATGGTAATTGGGGTCAAAAAGTTACACTTAGAGTTTCTGCTGGAGCTAATATAGCTGGTGATGAAGTAATCAATCAAGTTATTACAGGAGCATCATCTGGCGCCACTGCTGTTGTTGTATCTTCATCTACATTCACACAAGGTAACTTTGCAGTTACAGAATTTGAATTACAAAGTTTAGTAGGAACATTTACAGATGGTGAAACAATTACAGCTATATCAGGTACAAGAGATGTAGATGTAACATTCACAGTATCATCTCAAATCACCACAAGCGCTGTTACAAACGATGGAATACTTAACACTATCAGTGATACTCTAAGTATCGAAAGTCTAGGAAGCGGTGTATCAGAGGTTGTTGTAGAGGATATTCTAACAGGGTCAGTAAGTGATGTCATAGTAGATGATGGTGGTAGTTTATATGAAGTAGGAGATACAGT